ACTACTCTTGCTAAGCTCATTGTTGGTAATCTTGATTGCGATTATATCTATATTAATGCTTCCGATGAGCGTGGTATTGAAACTATTAGAGATAAGGTACAAGGGTTCGCGTCTGTTGCTTCTTTTAAGCCGCTCAAAGTTATCATCTTGGACGAGGCTGATTTCCTTACTATACAAGCTCAGGCGTCGTTAAGGAATATTATTGAAACATATTCACGTACTACAAGATTTATTTTAACTTGTAATTATGTTGAACGTATTATTGATCCTCTTCAATCACGTTGTCAGGTACTTAAAATTGTTCCACCTACAAAAACAGATGTAGCAAAACACGTAGCTGGTATTTTAGAGAAAGAAAATGTTGAATATGATATTAATGATTTAAAAGCAGTTGTAAACCAGTTTTATCCTGATCTTCGTAAAGTACTTAATACACTACAATTAAGTAACCATGATGGTAAAATTACAATGGATAAATCATTGCTTGTATCTAACAGTTATATGGTTCAAATTGTAAAAGAACTACAAGCAAAATCACCTAATTGGAGAACAATCAGACAAATTATTGCTGATGCTAATGTAAATGATTTTGAAGAACTGTATAGATACCTGTATGATAACGCAAGCGAATATGCTTCCGGTAACGAGGGTATGGTTGCAATTTACATTAATGAATACACCTATCAATCAAATTTTAGAATCGATAAAGAAATCAATTGTATGGCTTTAATTAGTCGTTTAATTGAATTAGCAAAACCTCAACTTATAAAATAATGGACTTAATTTCAACTCACCCTGTTAAAAAACTCGATTTAGGATTTCATGGAAATCTATTTGGTGGAAAATTATTGAGTTGGATTGATGCCGCCGTAGCTGCTTATGCAATGGAAAAATGTCATAGTAAAAATATGATTACCATTGCCTTAGATAAATGTGTATTTGAAAAAGCAGCTAAAGAAGGTCAATTAGTAAAAATATATGCTGATATGACTAAAATAGGCAATACATCAGCTACGTTTGAAGTTGAAGCTAGAACATACAATGTGTTTAGAGGTGATGAAGAAATTATCCTAAAAACACATATGACTTTTGTTCGAGTAGACGATGAAGGAACACCTATTCCTATCTCAGAACAGGTTAAAAGAATGTTTAAAACACCAGACTCAAAGTTATGAAACATTTCATAGTTTATCTTTTAACTTGGATATCAAGTAATTTGTCCATACCGTTCTGGATGGTAGGACATGTTCACTTAACTATGAATGTGTACCAAGACATATATGAAATCCTTATGTCCTTTGGTATGAATATTATTGTAGCAATTGGATTTTATTTAGATTATAAAAAATATAAAAATGAACAAACAACAACAACCCCAACAAATGAACATTAATGTTGACTTGAATAAATCTCAAGCAATTAAATCTCCTGAAGGTAACCAATTATTTGGTCAAGCAGTAGTTTTACGTAAAATCTCTAAATTTATTACAGGTACATCTGAAGATGCTGTAGTTCCAATTCCTGTGTTTTATGATATTGCTACTGGTAAAGTATTACTAGAAATGTTACCTAAAGAATTAAGAGAAGAATTCGCCTCAGAACAAGAGTAAAATGACAATATTTGACTGGTTGAATCAGATTACTTACGATAAAAAAGATTGGAAGAGTTTTACCGAAGATCAACAATCTTCGTTCAATTCTTACATGGTTCATAGATTTCTTAGTATGTATGAGGGATATATTGATATAACAAATGTTGTACAAAAATTCCCTTATACTGAAAAAGAAACCATCTATAACACATACAAATCTATGATCCCAAAAAAGAAAATGTTTTTAAAATACATTAAATCTACTCGTAAAAAAACATCTGATTCATTACTAGTTCATATTGCTGACTACTTTACGTGTGGGCTTGGAGAAGCAGAAGAGTATACGTATATTTTACGAAGAGAAGGTGTTGAACATATTCTTTTCCAATGTGGTATCGAAGAAAAAGAAATTAAAAAATTAATTAAAGACCTAGTTATATGACAAAAAACGCAGAAATATGGGGTGGTGTAACATTTAACCGTGCATCAGAAATAGATCCAACAGGAACAAAAAAAGCAGTTGCTGATTTCGAAAAAACTTATCCAACATTAGCCGAAGCTTGGAAAGAAACTCAACAAGAACAGTATGAATTATTTGCTAAAAAAATGATGGATTATGGTTTAGGGAATATTTCATTAGGCACTAATCTTGAAGATCCAGAAGATATCAAATTATCACTTACAGGTATTTGGCTTCGTTGTAATGATAAAATCAACCGTTTAAAAAATCTTATTAAACGTGATGGTAAAAATTATGTTGAAGGTGAAGCAATGATTGATAGTTTTTTAGATATTGCTAATTATGGTATTATTGCTATGTTAGTAATGAAAAATAAGTGGAAAAAATAGGTTTTGGCTAGAAAGAAAAAAATACCACAAATTGTAAAACAAATCCAAAAACAACCACTACGAGAAATAAATTACGCTTTAGAAAAAGCAATATCTTATAGTCAATTTTCGGTATTTGCTCATTGTCCTCGTAAATGGAGTTTACAATACAGGGATGGTCACTACACGTCTGAATCATCGATTCATATGACGTTTGGGACGGCATTGCATGAAACTTTACAGCATTATATAACAACTATATACAACGTTAGTGGCGCTGAAGCTGATCGTATTGACCTAGAAGAATATTTTTATGATAAATTAGGTGAAATATATAGAAAAGACCTTAAATCAAATAAAAATATTCATTTTACCAACCCAGAAGAATTAAATGAATTTTACGAGGATGGACTTGAAATAATTAGATTTCTTAAGAAAAAAAGAAACGGTTATTTTGGAAAAAGAGGATGGCACTTGATTGGATGTGAAGTACCTCTTATGGTTAACCCTAATCCTCAATATCCAAATATTTTATATAAAGGATATTTAGACGTAGTATTATATCATGAAGCTACAAATTCATTTAAAATCTTAGATATTAAAACATCTACTAGAGGTTGGGGTGATAAAGAGAAAAAAGATGAAATTAAACAATATCAACTTATACTCTATAAAAAATTCTTTGCTCAACAATTTAATGTTCCTATTGATAATATTGAAATTGAATTCTTTATTGTAAAACGTAAAGTTTGGGAACAATCTGATTTTCCTATCTCTAGAATCCAAGAATTTAGACCAGCTAGTGGTAAGGTTAAATTAAATAAAGCATATACAGCAATTAATGATTTTGTTGGTATAGCATTTAATTCAAATGGAACACACAATACTAAAATACATTTACCTAACCCCTCAGCTCATAACTGTAAATTTTGCCCTTTTAAAGATAAAAAAGAATTGTGTGATAAAGGATTATGAAAGAAATAGTATTAATATCAGCTTATACCCCTGATCAACAAAGACAAGATGATCTTAGAAATTTAATTATATCATTAAAAAATCTTGATTATAGAATTTGTTTAGCTACTCATACATCTACACCACAGGACATAATAGATAGATGTGATTACTTTTTATATGATAAAGAAAACGAAGTTCTATATAACCCAGAAATAAAATATTGGTATCACCATAATATAGAAAATGTTCGATTTAATTTTGTTGATTATAGTTCTATATCAACTCACATGCTTCCTGTTTTTAGAATGTACTTAGGGGGTTTATCTTATTTAAAATCATTAAATGAAGAAATAGTTCATATGGTTGAATATGATACTATTGTAAAAAATAGAGAAATGTGGGATAGAAATATAGAAATTCTAAAAGAAAAAGATGCTGTATTTTATTCATTTCCTAGATTTTATGAAAATGATATTTTAACTTGTGTTTATGGATTTCAAAGTGTTAATTTAAAAACTATATCTCATGAGTCATTATTTTTTTCTCAACAAGAATTAAAAAACCAATATTTAAATTATTACAGATCAAATAAACTCCCAGTATTTGAAAGAATGATTTTTGATAATGTTTGGAGTAAATTAAATTACTATGTTTGTAAACTAAACTCAGAAAATGATTTAGATCAATCATTTATAACTAATACAGTTAGAGTAGATTTTAATTCTACCCCTACTAATATTCATTTTTTTGATGGAAAATTAAGTATTTTTTGTTTTAATAATACTAAAGATCAAATTAATGTAGATGTTATAGTTAATAAAAAACACAGTATTAATAATGTATTAAATCCAAAAATGTGGTTTTGGTATCCTTTAGATTTTGAGAATATTGAACATATAAAAATATTCATAAACAATAAATTGTTAAAAGAACTTGATTTAAATATTGAAGAAGATAGAGATTGGATATTTAAATATTCCTTTGTTGAAGTATTATAATTTTAAGGAATCCCTATATATTTATATATAACAAATAAATAATAAAAGCTATGGAAAAAAAAGATATGACGTTAACAAGCGTAAAAGTTAAAAGCGACTTGTTTGACAGTTTTAAAATTGCTTGTGTAAAATACAAATTTTCGCTACAAAAACTTGCCGATCGTACAATTCATTTGTACCTTACTGATGAAGATTTTAGAAAAAAAGTACACAACCACAACAATTTAGACATTAAAAATTAAAAAAACAACCAAATTAGTTATATGAATAATAGTTTTAAATATCTGCCACCAGAGCAGCGTAAAAAAATTCTACTTATCTGTGATGATATTAGAGTCCATTCAGGAGTAGCAACAGTAGGAAGAGAAGTAGTAATCCAAACATCTCAACATTTTAATTGGGTTAATCTTGGGGGAGCTATCAATCACCCAGAACAAGGTAAACGTTTAGATTTATCTCAATCAACAAACGAAACAACAGGTTTAACAGATTCATCTGTTACAATGTACCCAGTAAATGATTATGGAAACCCAGATATTTTAAGAAATATTATTGAGTTAGAAAAACCAGATGCTATAATGTTGATTACTGATCCACGTTATTTTGTTTGGTTATTTGCTATGGAAAATGAAATTCGTAAATCACTTCCAATTGCTTACTTAAATATTTGGGATGATTATCCAGCACCGTTATATAATAAACCTTATTATGAAGCGTGTGATTTATTGATGGGAATTTCTAAACAAACTGTAAACATTAATAAACTGGTATTAGACGATAAAGCTAATAATAAAGTTATCCGTTATGTTCCTCATGGATTAAATAGTGAATTAATTTTCCCTATTGATGAAAAACATGAAAAATGGAGCGAACTTCAAGAATTTAAAAAACAATTGTTTGATGGAAAAGAATATGAGTTTGTTTTATTCTTTAACTCTAGAAATATTCGACGCAAACAAATTCCAGATACAATGTTAGCTTATAGACATTTTATTGATCAATTACCTATTGAACAAGCTAAAAAATGTTGTTTGTTACTTCATACTGAAAAAGTAAGTGATCATGGAACAGATCTACCAGCAGTACAAGAATTATTATTGAATGGTGAGCAATATAATGTTGTTTATACAAATCAAGTATTTAATAATTACCAAATGAATTTGTTGTACAACAGTACAAATTGCCAGATTCAATTAACATCAAATGAAGGATGGGGATTAAGTTTAACTGAAGCGTTATTAGTAGGGAATCCTATTATTGCTAACGTAACAGGTGGTATGCAAGATCAAATGCGTTTTGAATTTGAAGATGGTACTTGGATTGATTTTGATGCTGACTTCCCTTCAAACCATAGAGGTACAATTAAAAAACATGGTGAATGGGCATTCCCAGTCTACCCAACTTCACGTTCAATTGTAGGTTCACCTCCAACACCTTACATTTATGATGATAGATGTGAATCAGAAGATGCTGCTAAACAAATTAAAGCTGTTTATGATTTAGGTAAAGAAGAACGTAAAGCTAGAGGTTTAAAAGGTAGAGAATGGGCTACAGGAAATGAAGCCGGATTTACAGGTGAAAAACAAGGCGAAAGAATTATTGAAGCATTTGATACATTGTTTAGTACTTGGAAACCAAGAGAAAAATTTGAACTAATTGATTGCAATGAAGTTCCTGATAGAGTTATAAATCATAAATTGTTATATTAAGATGAAACCAACATTTATTATAAGTTCCCCATTTGACACCTTTAGTGGCTACGGTGCTCGTTCAAGGGATTTAATTAAAGCCATTATTAAAACAGATAAATATAATGTTAAACTATTATCACAACGTTGGGGTGCTACTCCATTTGGATTTTGTAAAAGCAACCCAGAATGGGCATTCCTATTAGATTTAGTATTAACTAATAATCAATTAAACCAACAACCAGAAATTTGGGCTCAGGTAACTGTACCGAATGAATTTCAACCTGTAGGAAAATATAATATTGGTTTTACAGCTGGTATTGAAAGCACAGTTTGTGCTGCTGAATGGATTGAAGGTTGTAATAGAATGGATTTAAATATTGTTTCATCTGAACATTCTAAAAAAGTATTTCAAGATTCTCAATTTGAAAAAAGAAATAAACAAACTAATGCTTTAGAAGGAGTAGTTAAATTAGAAAAACCAATCGAAGTATTATTTGAAGGTGTTAATACAGATATTTACAAAGTACTTAATACCCCATGTTCTCTTGATATTAATATTAAAGAAGATTTTGCTTACTTATTTGTAGGTCACTGGATGCAAGGTGATATGGGTGAAGATAGAAAAAACGTAGGTTTATTAGTTAAAGCATTCTATGAAACATTTAAAAATAAAACCAAAAAACCAGCTTTAATTCTAAAAACATCTCAAGTAGGTTCATCGTACATTGATAGAGAAGAAATTTTAAAGAAAATTAAGTTAATTCGTAAAACAGTAAACTCAACTAATCTCCCTAAAGTTTATCTATTACATGGTGAATTTACAGACGAAGAAATGAATGAAATTTATAATCATTCTAAAGTAAAAGCTATGGTTAGCTTAACTAAAGGTGAAGGTTTTGGTCGTCCATTACTTGAATTTACAGTAGTTAAAAAACCATTAATTACTACAGGATGGAGTGGACAAATGGATTTCTTAAATCCTGAGTTTACTAATTTAATTGGAGGTCAATTAACTAATATCCATCCTAGTGCTGCTAACCAATGGTTAATCCAAGAATCTCAATGGTTCTCCCCAGATCATGGACAAATCGGTTTTTATTTAAAGGATGTTTTTGAAAATTATAAAAATTATACAGACAAAGCAAAACGTCAAGCATATAAAAGCAAAAACGAATTTAGTTGGGAAAAAATGAATGAAAAACTCAATACTCTTTTAACCCAATCTCTTCCTAATTTCCCAGAAGAAATTGCTTTAAAACTCCCTACTATTAAAAAAGTTAATCTACCTAAAAAAGTTGAAATAAAAAATGGATAATTTAATTAATTGCTCTCGTTGTGGTTCCGATGCGTGTTACGTAGAAGAAGTGAACCAAGATATTAAAACATATTTTTGTTATGGGTGTGGGTTTCAAACTAATTCTTTAATGAAAGAAGGTGAAACTTTTTATGAAGAACAAATCAATATACTTCCTGAACTTTATAAAGATTTGGTTAGCAAAGATGAAAATGAAATTATGTGGATGCCTTCTACAGTTAATTTACCCCAACAAGGAATGATATTTGCTAACGGTCCTTCAAAAACAGATTGGGGTTGGGCTGCAGTAAAAGCAGTACCTGTCTTAGAAGAAGAAAAAGAAAAATATCCTATTCCTAACAAACCAGGAGAATTTTATGAATGGAGAATGGATATGACTACACTTCAAATGTTCCCTGAGCGTGATTTTATGGAAGCGCTTTCGTATATTGGGGTATTACCTGAATAGTACTTTATGAAAATTAGTTATGCAATTACAGTATGTAATGAGTTTATTGAAATACAACGACTTATTACATTTTTAAGAAAAAATAAAAGACCACAAGATGAAATAGTAGTTTTAGTTGATATGACTAAAAATGAACCAACATCTGAACTATTAGGATATTTACATAGATTAAGTAGTAGTAATTACATCCAGCTATCTGAACAAAATTTCAATAATCATTTTGCAGATTGGAAAAATTACTTAACTAGTATATGCAGTGGTGATTATATTTTCCAAATCGATGCTGATGAAATACCCCATGAAAATTTAATCCATTCCCTCCCAGAATTACTAGAAGAAAATTCAATAATTGATGTACTTCGAGTACCACGAGTAAACACAGTTGAAGGTTTAACAGAAGAACATATTAAAAAATGGGGTTGGAATGTAAATGAAAAAGGTTGGATAAACTGGGCAGATTGGCAAATGCGAATCTATAAAAATACTCCTAAAATTAAATGGATAAATAAAGTTCATGAGGTTTTAGATGGATTTAAAACACACGGGATGCTTCCTTTAGATGAAGAATGGGCATTATATCATCCTAAAACAATAGAAAAACAAGAAAAACAAAACAATTATTACAATACATTATGAGTGAAAGAAAATATTTACCTACATTAAGTGAGCTGATTGATCGTTTATCAATCACACAATTAAAAGAAGTATTCATTACAGAACATAAAGCAGAATATGCTGATGAAATAGCAGATATTGTTCATGACATTCAACTTCATTTAAATGAATGTAAAGAACCTATTACAGCTGAAACTATTAGAGCTATTGTTGTTTTATCTCAAATGAATCTTCATATATGGCACAATGAATCTAATGTTAGAAGTGGAAAATCAGGACCAAATGCCTTAGCACTAACCCATGGATTAAATGGTATTCGTAATACTGCTAAAAACCAAATCCAAGAAATAATGGGTGGTCGTAAAGATTATAAAATTGATTGTTTAGCAGCAGATTTTAAAGATTGGGAGATATCATGGTAAAAAAAGTATTAATAATTGGTGGTAACGGATATATCGGTTCTAGATTATATAGTCATCTTATAAATTTAGGATATAACGTTACCAATATAGATTTAGGATGGTTTGGTATTACCCATACAGATGCAATCCAAAAAGATTATAAAGATTTAACAAAAGAAGAATTAAGTGAATATACCCATGTTATTCTTTTAGCAGGTCATTCAAGTGTTTCTATGTGTGGAGGTGAATTAACATCTTGTTTTAATAACAATGTTTATAATTTTGCAAATTTATTAGATAAGATAGATGATAACCAAACTTTAATTTATTCAAGTACACTTGCTGTATATGGAAATAATCCTAAATTAGTAACAGAGGAAGATCCAATTAAAAAAGCATTAAATGTTTATGATTATACTAAAATAGCTAGAGAAAATATTGCTGATCTTTACCCTAATAAAAAATTAGTAGGATTAAGATTTGGTTCTGTATCTGGATTTTCATCTAATTTTAGAAATGAAAATTTATTAAATTCATTAACTATGTCTTCAATAAATAAACTTCCACTTACAATTTCTAATGGAGATGCTTATAGATCTGTTTTAGGTTTAAATGATTTATGTCGTGCTATAGATAAAATTATAGAAGTAGATGTTATTAAAAATAAAATCTATAATTTAACTTCGATAAGTGATAAAATTATTAATTTTGGTTATGAAGTTAAACGTTTAACAGATTCTGAATTAATAGTTAATGATTCTTTTAAAACAGATTACAGTTTTAATTGCTCAGCTGAGTTATTTGAAAAAGATTATAATTTTAAGTTTGGAGATACTATAGAATCTATATATAATGACATCATTATAAATTACGATAACATATTATTTAATATTAAACGAGGAAAAATAACATATGAATAGAAATACATGTAGAAGTTGTGAAAGTACTAATCTAAAATCAGTAGTTTCATTAGGTTTATCACCATTAGCAAATAATTTATTAAATTCTGATACTGAAGAAGATAAATTATATCCTTTAGAAATGGTAATATGTTCTGATTGTCATAATTGTCAACTTTCATATTCTGTTCCTTCTGAAGAAATGTTTGATCATTATTTGTATGTTTCTTCAACA